CGCTCGAGGAATTGAAGTTCTTCTTAATACTCCATGGCAAGGTGCGAATTATAGCAAAAGAATCTGGGGTAATTCCAATACACTCGCAAATCAGCTACAGCAAACACTGACTAAGGCTATAATGACTGGTATGAGCGAAGAGCGCGCCTTGTATGAGATTAGGCAGAGATTTAATGTGGGAAGCTTCTATGCCGAACGGCTGATCCGAACAGAAACCAACCACTTCGAGAACGAAACCGAGTTTATCGCCTATCAAGAAATGGGTATAGATAAGTACGTATTTGTGGCAACATTGGACGGACGAACTTCGGATATGTGCCGGAGCCATGATGGTCAGATTTATAAAATGAGCGAACGTCAAGAGGGATACAATTACCCTCCACTTCACCCTTTCTGTCGCTCGACCGTACGTGGATATATCGGAAAAGAATACGAACCGAAAATGCGCGCCGCCAGGAACAAGCTCGGCGGCAAATACTTCGTTCCAAACATGAGTTATAACGAATGGATCAAAGACGTCCGATTTAATCCAAATGTCCATCCGGCCGATGTACCGACAATTATGCCATAGATTAAAAGTATGCTATAATGAAATCATAAAGTCAGCCCTCCGCGTAGTTCTGCTACGTGCAGCAATCGGGCTGATTTTTTGTGGAAATATTATATAATATAAGTATGAAATATGCGCGCGAATACAAAGTAATCGCAAAACGCATGGCGGAAGCTGCCGAGCTTGAACAGGCATGGAAAGATGTCGAAATAATCTATGGAAAGAAAGCTACTAGACAGCTTAAAGAACTAGCTCCTGCCGATCCACTACTACTACATGATTTAATGGTCGTTTCTCATCTTAACGACGGAAAGACCAAAAAAGAAGTCACCAAATTATTGACGACCTACACGGAAAAAGATTGGGCCTACGATATGGAGAATTTTGCTCATACAATCAAAAAAGCCAAACAGATGTATTTTAACAAAGCAACGGAAAGAAAGGACTAAAATGCCACTATTTGGTAACAAAGGCCAAATGGCCAACAATAGCAAAAGGATAAACTGGTGGGGAGACGGTAGCACACAAATAAAAACCGACAATGTAATTTATGACGGCAACTCTATGGCAACAAAAAGCGGTAATACCATGTGGACGAAAAATGGAACCGTAACGTCTTCCGGAAATACAATCTGGACTCCAAACGGAACTTATAACTTCTCCGGCGGCGTGATGCATGGCCCAAACGGAGAGACCTGGACTGGCGTTAATTCAAAGGATGATGCAATGAGCATAATTGCGCATAAATTAAAATAAAAAAGAGAGGTAACTAGCCTCTCTATTATTAGGATTTTGAGATTAATTCCTACAAGCCGATCTGATAACTGGCAGCGCATATACCGTTAGGATCGTTGTTGCAGAAAACCACCACACGTATCCACGATAAATTTTGCACTTCACCCATGGTCTTTTATCTCTAGTTCTATTGCTGAGATTTTTCCTTATCTTGCTATTTCCTATATCATTTAAGTCTGTGCCGAATTCAAATGCCTCATCAGCCATCGCTTGCATTTTTTTGCTACTTTTAGACACTCGTTCTTTGTAGCGCGTCTTATAATGATCACTCAGCTTAATCATCTTGTTTCTCCACATAATCGAGCAGATGGCCTTTAATTGCGGTAGCAAAACACCCTGCATCATTTAAATTATCTAGTTTAGCGTACTTTTTACATTCATCCGTAATCTTTTTAAGAACGCTAGGTATCAAACTATAATGTCGGCCCGGGAACAAACGCCTATACTTCTTATCATACTCAGTCAATAAAACTGAGACTAGTGGCCATTGTTCCGGCGTAACATATAGCTCATCGCCCTGATCGTCTAATTTTTCGAACCTGATATTAGAATCTATTCCTACTCTAATATAATGGTCAATGTCACTATCATACATATCCACATAAAGCAGATCGTAATCTTTTTTCTTTTCGTATGAATCCACGGCGTCATTCAAGGAATTAAACTCTATTAAATCTCCTAGGCGGAAAATCAATTCCTCCGCACTCAAGCTTGGAATAGTATTCCAAAATCTAGGCGAGTTAAGATAACTAATCATAATATCTTTCGAGTTATCTTCGGAGGAAGAACTTTGGTTTTGAGCATAGAAGTCTAGCCACGTATTCATCATTGCGCCACGATTTACGCCAGCTTCTTTTGCCATTTTGTCAAAAACAGCAACAGTACTTTCTTTTACTCGCAGTGAAACCGGTATAGTCTCTTCCTTAGCTTTTTTAATTAACATTTGTGGAGTAGGTAAATTAAACTTTGAATCTCCCATATTTTTTATCCTTTCGTTACTATTATTTAATTATTTTGTTCGAACTTACCCCTATAATATCAAACTGGCTTACTTTTGTCAATACATTTTGTCATACAATTTGTAAAGCAGGATATTCTGGTTCGATTTTCTTCTCAATCCATTTCGTTTATGTTATAATGTGGATATACATTAGTTAATTGCGACAAGGACATCCTTGCCGTTTTTTGTAGCTAATCACTAGCCGATGGGCGTAAAACAGAGGATTTTATGGATAAAGAGAATAATCCTGCACCGGAAAACGATTCCGGGGATAAAGGCCAAGAAGAAAAGCCTACTACGTTTACGCAAGAACAAGTTAACGATATCGTAAGCAAACGTCTTGCCGAAGCCAATTCTAAAGCCGAGAAAAAGCTTAAAGATGAAGTCTCGAAAGCTTTAGCTGAGGCCGAGCGTCAGAGTAAACTCTCTGAGGCTGAACGCGAAAAGGAATTCAAGGCCAAACAGCAAAAGGAACTCGAAGATCGTGAGCGTACAATTACCCTCCGAGAACGCAGAGCCGATGCTAAAGATGCACTGTCTGATAGAAATATCGACACAGACCTCGTAGACTTCGTTATTGATATTGATGAGGATAAAACCAATGCCAATATCGATAAGCTAGAAAAGGCTTTCAATAAGGCCGTAGAAGCCGGAGTTAAAGCCAAACTAGCTGGTACTTCCCCCGAAGATTATGGCGAGGGTACAAAGCCGAAAACCGAGATTAAAAAGTCTCAAGCAGGTTTACGGTCATTCTAAAGGAATAAACTATGGCAAGAACTGATGCTTTAAGCATTAATATCGACGCAAATACCGCCGATAAGCTCGCCGAGATTCAGGGATTCGTCATTGAGGCTATCCAAAAAGGTGCTGTCTCAGAAAAGATGAAGAATACCGAATATTCTGGCGATCCTACGACTGGTAGCGTCGAGATTGACCGCTTCAAGAACGCACAAGTAGATGACTACGGTACTGCTCGTGCGGCCGGAGCTGGTAAGAAGATTCTAAACACCGGTAAGGTCACCATTAATATCAACGAAGATAAAGAAATCGTTGAAGAAATCGCCAAGAAAGATGTCAAACTCTACGGCATTGCGTCCATTATGGACAAGCGCAAGAAAAATCAAGCGCTCCGCATGATCGCAGATCTTGATACTCGCTTCTTCGCGCAGATGGTCACCGATGGTACGGAAGTAACCGGACTTACTACTGCAACTCCACTCGTAGATAATCTCGAAAGTATTATTCAATCTGTCGAGACTACTCAAAACGACTGGGTAGATGGCGTAGACCGCGAGATGATCGAAATCTCCGTCAAACCGGCAATCTATGGCAAATTGCTCAATTATATTGACTCTGTGCCGAATCCGATTAGTGGCCTCAAAGAAGATGTCTTCCATGGCGTGAAGATTTATTCTAACCACCGCCAGACCAAAGACATCATCTGTGCCATCCATGGCGCAGTTGGTCAGCCGGTCACTGTCGACGACTACGAGCCGGAGAAAATCCAGCTCTCTAATAACTACGATTGTAGTCTCTTCTACTCTCGTGGCACCAAAGCTGTCATGCCGGACTTGATCCGCTACGCAGATATCGCGGAGGCTCAAAACAATGGCTAGATTCAAGCAAGTATCAACCGGACTTACGCTCGTCTGTGAACGCAAGGATGTAATCGAGCAGTACGAAAAGTATCCTGATCTTTACATTCCGCTAGACAAAGCGAAATCCGCTCCAAAGGCCGAAGAAAAGCCTGCGGAAACCAAAACCCCGGAGAAGAAATAAATGACTGACTCAGAGCAAGAAACCAGAATCAAAAACTACGCCAAGCTCCTTAATAGCAGAATCGAGGATGGCGAACTCCTAGATTTTGTCACGCTCGAAGTTCTAGATCGTGTGCTCGTTTATCTAAACGACAACACACTAGATCAGAAATTAGAGCGTATCGTGGCGCGAATTGTTTCTGGTGTATTCGCCGAGAGTCAGGAATCTTCAGACGGAGAACTTTCTCATAACATCAGCAGTATATCAGATAACGGCCAGACGATTTCATATTCTGAAAAAGTCAAAAGCTATCTTGTATCTACAGATGACGAGGAACTCTTTAGCGGTTTTTCGAAACTGCTCGCACCTTACAGGAGAGTAAATGTTGCTTCCGAATAACTTCGAGAATGAGATTTCTAGTCGCTTCTACGATAAAGAAGTCACCGTTCTCGAAACTCGGGAGAGGATAGAGCCAGACGGCGGAGTGGTTCGCGAGGATAATGCCGAGAAATGCAAGTTCTTCGG